GTCTTATCAATAGATGATAACTCTTGTTTAAACATATACGATAATGAATCTTTTCTCTTTCTCCATTCCGTATATCTTTGATAGCCTTCTGGGCTAATCATTTCTCCAATCCATCTATTTGGATCGTCTATAAGGTTAGCTAAGAGGTAACCGTGAGGATCAGTTTGCTTAGCCAGCTTATGAAAAGTATACTTGTCATTACGGCGTTCAAAGCTGTCACGATTAGCACGAATCTTACCATTGTACTTAACGTAATCGTATCCTGTGGTAAAATGTTGCTTAAGCGCGAGATAATCTTGATAAACATCAAACGGGCTCATATCGGTAGTTTAGCAGACGTCTTCTCAATCAGATTCAATGTTTCAGCTTCCATTCCTAGCTTAGCCTTAATCACTTGATTTTTTTTGACGTATGTTATTGCTTGTTCGATTTCAACTTTATTTTGTTCGCACCAAGATACAATTGAGTCCATATAACCCATACCACTCTTTGCTACGATCTCTTCTATCTGCATCGCAAACTCAGTTGCGCTTACAATACTTTTAATTTCTATACTCATTTCATATTGACGAAGTTACTAATACAGTATCTTCCATCACCCTTCACTTTCAAAACTTCATGTTGTGTTGAACCATACATGAAGACCATTCTATTTAATTTACATTCAATTGTTATATCATAATCTGTTAGTATTAAGTCACCACCCTCGAACGACTTCGGTTGGTTATAAAACCAAGATAGTGTAGTAAAAATGCTACTATCACGATGTGGTTCGTAAAAATTACCATCCCTATAATGACTCACTAAGGTTGAATCAGAATTTGCAAATTGATAACCATAGTACATGTCATGTACATCTGTAAGTGTTTTAACCACTTCCGATGAAAATGCTTTACGATTCAACCTAAGGATATCGCTCACGTTTCTATCTGAATATAGATCATCAAGAAACATTCCTTGATTTTCCTTCTTCATTCTTCCATCATCATCTCTAGCAGTACCAGTTACATCTGGTGGAAGTAGCTTTTCAGGAGACAGAAAATTAAGCTCATGCATAATAAGCTGCAGTTCATCATCGCTGTAGAAGTCATCTATAATGACAACAGGACAGGGAATAGGAATAATTTCAATTTTACTTTTATCAATCATGCTTATAAAATATATGTGTGTCTATTGTTACAGTCCTAGTATACACTTTTGACCAATTTGGGTCAACATAGTCAGCGTGATAATGTGTAGCCCCATCTGTAATATCCGGATATATTCTCTTTCTAATGTCTACAGCGAGCTCAAGTATCTGCTGGAACTTTCTTTTACTTTTAATCTCATCTGACACTCCATCACAATACCAACTAAACTGACAACGATGTTTCTTGGGATAGTAAATTCTAGAATCATCTGGTAGGTCTGTCTGTGACTGTGTCTTCCAACTTTCATAATGCGGCCCTTGATGTACTACACTACAAATAGTACTAGGGAACCGATTACTTAAAACTCTATTGATTGTAACATTGCCTACTGCAATCATACCAGCTGTAGGCTCATTACGAGCTTCGTGGTAGATATTCTCAGCCAGACAAAATGTGTTGGGATCTATTAACAGTTGTTGAAGTCCTGCCTGTTCATTTAATGCAGCAAATGTTTGCTCAATTGTTAATGGCTTAGGAACTTCCCCCTGCGTAGACTTTACGGTTATCAAAAGCCCGATGCCACCCAAAATAGCGAGCCTTCCAATCGGACTGATCGTCGCTCGATAGGCTTTGCCACTGATCTCTTTTAGCTTTAACAGCCTCTCCTGCATCAACCCAATCTGTTCCAAGAATGATCTCCTCTGCTCTCTCTTTATACTCAACCAATTCGTCTCTATCGAATCTGTCTAGCTCTATATGGAATAGCTCAAAACATATATCATTATCAACCCAATCCAAACTAAAGTCAAGCCCCCATTTAGGTTTCATGTCTAATAGTTTATTTAGGAGTGGGTTGTCTTCTGCATGCTCTCTGATTTGTTGTCTAGCTTCTCCACCATAAGCCCATCTTGTATTAATAAGACTATGATCTAACCGTGGCCCACATTTAGGCTCTTCGGTTTGCTTGATCCACCAAACGTGATTGGCTGTATGATAAAGATGCTTCTCACTTATATTAATATCGTTAAGTTTATAGTAGAGCTGTTCGAGTTTATTCAGCTCATAGCCATCTTTATCAAAGTAATCCATTGGCGTTTCGATGACTAACAAGTCATCGATTGGTTTACATATCCAGGCAAAGGTTGGATGTTCATTACCTACAAGTTTAAACATGTAGATATTTATGGGGACTTCTGTTGCTAGGCGTCCCCTGACCCCGAGTGGCTATGCCGCTAGGCGATATCCCTCATCTGCGAAATTATCGTTTGCAGTTACGAGTTTGTTGCGCTTAAGGTGGCTTCCGCACCTGTTCTCCACTTACCTATTAAATACCAGTCGATCCCATTTCACCCCCATAAAATATCATATGGGTGTTGGTGGAGGTGGCGGCTTCGAAGCCGCGTCCTGTATACCGTTTAGTTTGCTTCATCGAACGAATGGGGGTTGAGCTGAACCTAGTTGAGCAACAACCCCCAAACTATTTAGCGAGCACCCATTGCTTCATAGGCTGCCGCTGTCATTGCACGTGTTGCTGTGCCAAGACGATAGCGTGATTGACGCTGACGACCACGTTCATCCATCGTACCTGCATTCAAGAAGATTGCATAACCTTTCGAACGAAGTGTACGAACTACACCACGTGCACCTACACGTGTAGTATTCAAACGGGTCGCTAGTTCACCTTCGGTCATAGTGACCCCAGATGTGAACAGATCTGCTGCTTTAGAAACTTTAGTCATAATATATCCTTTCACAAGTTTCAGTTTAATTCATCAAGACAAGAGAACCGTTCTTGCCACGATGAGTAAATGCTTCACGCCACTTAGTAGTATGCACACATGCATACTGACTGCGGATCAAAGGCTTCTTAGCATTTGATACTGGCTTTATTACCAGTAGGCGATCAACATCATCACTATCCGCATAGCCATCAAGTAGCTCCGGATCGGTGAAGTTTGAACCGAGAGTCTTCATCTCGGTTGTAGTATTGTCTGTGATAATATCATAACCAGCTTGGTTATCAATACCAAAGACAGAATTAGAATCATAGAAGCACAAGAAGAACTCACCTGGTCCAACCTGTACCTTACCAGGCTTGTAATTCATTAAAACAAATTCAGTAATCTCGTATAGGGGATGCATTAGAACATTGGTACTAATCAAATCAGATATGTCTACTAAATTACCACTAGTATCGATATCGTTAATCGTATGATAATATACCAGGTCTAAAAACTCTGTTATGTCTGATGTCCCAAGATCATGTTCGTATGCAGCACCACAAAAGATACCAGTTAACTCGCGAACGAACCAAACATAGTCTTGCTGCTTTTTGGGATTAGCAAGTCCTTGCCGTGACTGCAAAAAGAAGTCAATGCTATTATATACTTTACCATAATCTACCATAATCAAATCTCTCTCTCTCTTGACTATATCTTACTATCACATAGAAAAGAGAAAAGGTCAACAGTTAATTAGACATAAACCACATTATCGTAAGTAACCCATCCAGTGATAAGATATTTTGAACCTGTATAGATGGGATTGCCACGATGTAGATGTGTGAGAGCTGCAGGCCAGATACATACACGCCCAGCTTTAGGTTTTACTTTGACACCTTGATATAGGAACTCTGTCTCGCCACCCTCTTCAACATCATTAAGGTATAATGTATAGACTAACAATCTAGTAGCAGTAGGATAATCCATATTCTCTGAGTGCCAGCCATGATATCCTTCATGGGGTCCAGTCTTTTGAACGCTCATTCCTTTTGCAGAATGCGGTCCGCACATCTCAACAGCCTGGTGTTGCTTTCTATATTGCAAGTAGCAGTTTTCAATTCCTTGATAAAAATTATCGACCCAGGCTGGATCATAATAAGAGTCTGCTGGATGTGGGGCCCAATCATATTGAATCCGGGTATCCTGTACAAGATTAGGTTCACGACGATTGCTATATGTCTTACCTCTTGTATGAAAGTGTTCAAAATGTTTAATGAAGTTTTCACACCATTCGTTATCGAACACATCATCATAAGTTTCAATCATATCAATTGACATCAGTTAGCTCCGTAAGTAAAGTTGTGACAGATTCCATACGACCAGCAAGCAAAGAGATACGCTGACTGACCTCAGTCAGCTTATTCATCTGGCCAGACATTATAGATTTAGTATTTTCTATATCTTCATAGTTGACTGTTGCTGATTCGTCCATCATTTCTAGCATATCATTAATATATGACTGAGCTACATGATGTTCCTCGAGGATCTGACGGATTAATCTATCTAGAGGCATTGCTGATTCCATTTTATATTCACCTATGCTGCAAGCTGATTCAGATGCTTGCATTTTTTTCTAAATTTGAAAGCAGGACACGAGCATGTCTCGATCCCCTGCACTCTTTCAACATCGTATAGATCACCCTTTGATCCAACTACAGAGATCTTTACATCCTGGGGGATATCAAAATCTACTTCATTATTATCTATCGAAACTATATTAGCTTTGTTTAGACGATGAATAAAACCATCAGCCCGCTGAAGAATAATCTCTCCAAACGTCTCATCAATCTGATTACCAACATATGTTTGATATTGTCGGATAGGGAACCCATAAACATGTCTACGTTCCCATATTGGATTAACATAATCAATTTTCATTATATAACCTCAAACAAGCAATCAGTCTTGAAGATCTTTGACTGCATGCTCAACTTTCACATTACCGTTAGCTACAGCAATAAGGATTGCTCTCGCCCCATAATAATAACCAACACCAAAAGCAACAAAGATGCTACTAAAAGCTAAAACTGTATGTAACCAAATATTCATTTAGTTTCTCCGCATTGTTGAAAACTCTTTAGGATCAGTATCAGATCCAACAGGAACTATATTAGACTTATGCATAGTAGCAAGTCCTTTAATATAGCTTCCCGTATATTTAGGAGATTGCTTCAACGGTGCAGGTCTTCCAAAACAATCACCAGAAGGATAACGATCTCTATGTGCTTCCGCTTCAACCTTCACAGTATTATCGACGGTGATTTTTCCGGGATTTTTAAACTCGGCTTTATTATTAGCCCGCTGACGTCTTTTCCGTCCATTGATATCATAAGATAGGGATCCGTAGATACTCATTTGTATGACCCAGCCTTTTGATTAGACTTCCACAAAAGGTTTGTAGCAATCTGCTGTAATTGTTTCAAAGAGGATGCACGATCTACATCCATACGAAACCTCAACTGATACTGAGCGAACTTCCCCGTTCCTTTAACCTGAAAGTTATCTATCATATCATTAAGGATAGACTTAGCTTCAACCACAGAAGTTGTCCGCCATACCTGCTCAATTTGCTTTTGCATATTCATTACTTCACCTCTTTAACTGAAACACTATGAGACTTAACAAGATTCTTCTGCTTAGCCTTAGCATACTGTACAATGCCATAGACAAAGTTGTGTACATCATCGTATACTTGATCCCGGGAAGGGGCTTCAAATACTTTAGCGCCAGTAGCGCCATTCTGAAATCTTACTGTGACATCTGCAATAAACATAATATATCCTCTTTATCTCTCTACCTTATTATAATCACATATAGTTGATATTAAGTCAACACATAATTTACAGCTGCAATCAGAGTCATTACAGCAAACCATACATTCATCCAGAAGATAGGCCAGTCCTTTTGAAAATAACACTGAACGCCTAGTATGCATGAGCCTATAGAGCCTATGATGAATGAATACGGAAATAGGTTAAGTGCTGTCATCCCCCCCGCAAACATTACAATCAATGTGCCAATCCATCTTAAATCTACCATTCGTGTTAAAACCCTATTTTGTGCGAAAAAAAAATTTAGTGTTCAACGTTTCGTAAATGGGGGAGCTTTTTTTGCATCCCCTTTGAGAAGTGTTAGAGTCCTTTT